GGGAATTCTTACCTTGAGACAAACAGTTTGCAGCCATGTGACACATAAACAAAGATTTACCGACACCAGTTCCAGCAAGTGCGATATTCAAAGTCTTTTGTGGCAAACCACCTTTTGTAATCTTGTTGAAAAAGTCTAGATCAAATGGTATGCGTTCTTCTATCTTATGATAAAACTCAAACCGTTTATCACTATCATCAAAATAATCATGCCCGACAGCATTATCAAATGAAACTGCAAGGGCGTCAGTAAGGATGCTAGGTATAGCATCTGGACTGCGTTTCTTATCTTTTCCATCAATGATTGAAATACCTTCAACAACCGCATTGTAAATCGCCTTATCTTTACAAAACTTTTCTGTCGTATCCACTAACCAATCAAAGTCTACTTCATCTGGGTTTAACGATTGTATCAGCTCAACGACTTTACCATGTTCTACCTCTGTTAAATCTTTTCTGTTCTCAATCTCTATCTCAAGAGAAACCTTTGTAGGCATCTTCTTATATTTATCTACAAAGCTAGTGATCTCTTCAAATACAATCCTCTCTTCTCTGATATCAAAATAATCTGGTTTTAGAAAAGGCAGAACCTTTCTACAGTAATCCTCATTGAATACTAGATTCGATAGTGTCGTTTTCTCTATTGTCTGATTCATTCATTTCCTCTGCGTCTGGTGTTTGGACAATGATAATGTGGTACAAGATATCACCTAGCAATTTAAAGAAGTCATCTCCAAACTTCTCTTTTGGTATCCCATTGTTTTCTAGTATATCATACTCAAACTTTAAATTCAACTTGTTTTCGGAATTTAATTTAGTTTCATCTGGCAAGACAACTCGCCCATATTTATAAACCACACCCCAAAAATCAGTTTCTTTTGTAAGCCCAATACAAGTTTGATCTGGATATTTTTCACTTGTAAGGAATACAAATTTCTCTGTTATGGGATCTTTTAATAATTGTTCTTTAGTTGGTAAATCACTCATTTTAATCCACCTATACATTCTGATTTCCAACTATCAATGTAATCATCATCACCTTGATAGTTTCTTGTTTCTGTTGTTATCCATATCTTACCATCTTTTTTTTCGTAAGTCAAGACCTCTTGTTTTATCAAGCCAGGTCTTGGTTTTTCTAGTCTTAAATTTTCCACTATATTTACTCCATTATTTTATTGCGATTGCACCAACAAATGTGTGGTTTCTCCAGAACGGCTGGACTCTACTTTCATCAAATCCAGCATGATACAGATTATCCAATATCTCTGTCCATGTATTAGGTTTCATCATATGTCTAAGTGTTCGTTCTTTGTCCATGATATCTTCAGTTGTGAATGTTTCTCTTTTATAGTCATAGTAATTAAATGTCATCATGTCTTGTAGTCGTGCATCTTCACAAATTGTTTTCTCTGCAAATATATATGCACCACCATGATTCAATCCCTCGTAGATTTTTTGAAGAACTTCTTGTCTATGTCTAGGTGGCATAAACTGTAAAGTAAAAATAGATGTAATTAAACAACAGTTTTGAAATGTATAATTACGAATATCATCTTTGATAAAGTTTACATCAGCCCATGGATATGTAGAACTAATGTGTTCATGTCTACCATCTAAGTCATCATAAAAACCCTCTGCAATTTCTACTCCAACATAAGTTGCCTTTGTGCAATGATCCTCATTTTCTTCTAAGAGAGCTTGTGTTAACTTTCCTGTTGAACAACCAATATCAACGACATTTGTATCATCCTCTACAAAATAACGTGAGTAATTTATCACATCGTTTAGTAGATGACTATAACCACGAATTGACTTTTCAATGTGTTCATCAAAACCTTCTTCTCTATGTGCAAATGTAAAGTCAGCCATTCTTATATACCTTTATAACTTTTTCATAAACCGAATCTGCGATAGCTTTTAGTAGTAGTGGTGGCACCATTCTACCGATACGTTCTGACTTCTGATTCCACTTACCAGTCAGAACAAAGTCATCTGGTAGTGATTGTATTCTTTTCAGTTCACCTATCGTTAGTTTTCTAGGTTCACTCCAATGAAACGCACCAGCAGTTGTATCATTACTACCCATCGCAGTAAGTGTTGGTGCTGGAGCTTTGAGTGATACTCTTTTCAAATTAAAGTGATGACCCTTGTGATGATAATCTGCACCAGTTAAAACTTTATCTGGATTGTTAGGCATCTTACTGCCAGTGTCTTTCCAATATGCAGTTTTAGAAAACTTCTCTGTCAATGTCTTTACTTCTTCCTCATCATAAACTAAACCCTCTAGTGCTTGACCTAAAGGGATTACATCTTTACTTTCTACTGGAAATATACTAGAAATATTCAAAAATGTCAACCCTACTTTTTCTGTTATGTCACTTCTAATTCCTATGAAGAAAACACGATTACGAGTTTGTGGTACACCAAAGTAACCACTGTTTAAAACTTTTGCAGATACATCGTATCCTATGTCTTCAAATGTATTTTGAATCTTGTTAAAATATGTTTTGGCCTCACCCATAGTCAAGCCTGCAACATTCTCTGCGATAATAACTTTTGGTTTAATAACCTCTGCAACTCTAAGAAACTCAAAAAATAAATCTTCTACATTTGTAACCTCTTTGATATCACTGTAACCTTTAGTTTTGCCAAATGCATTTTTGTGTGTATTACCTTTACCATGTGACATATTACCTGCGACCGAAAATGCAGAGCATGGTGGACTACCATCCAATACATCTAATTCACCAGCCTCTAGTCCAGTGATATCTAAAAACTCTTGGCCTGATAACTTCTTTATGTCATCTGGTAATATTGGAGTTGCTGGGTAGTTTTGACCATAAGTGGTTCTTGCCTCCTCTACAAACTCGTTCACCGCAAGTATCTTACCACCAGCAAGACGATAACCTGTTGAAGATCCACCACCACCAGCAAAAGTAGATATTACAGTAAACTTTTCTTGTGCAGATGCATCATTCACATCTTTTAAATTATATGGGTAATATACCATGTCTTTCCTTTTTATACCAATCTCTACAAACGTCCATCATTCTTTTTCTGTTATTAAAATTTATGTCACTATTATTTAGCAGAGTTTCAAATAACTTATTAATGTTAGAACCAAGATGTAAATTTATATGTTGACGTACCTTACCATACTTTTCAAGGTTAGTAAAGTCTTTTCTTAAAATTTCTTTTTGTCTAGGAATATTTAACTCTTGCCATGAAAAATCCATAAGATATTCTCTAACCTTTGAGTCTAGGAAAGGAGTGATATGAATCTTACCATGTTTAGTTGCAAGAGCCGTGTGCTCTTTATAACCAGCGCAATCACCATCAAGATAATTTCTTCTATATTGATTAAATGTAATTGATTGCATCTTTACTTTTTCACAATATTTTAAATGATTATTCCATTTCTTAGGATTACTATATCTCATAACCGCAGTCTTACCATTAGGTATTAGCCCATCGGCACCCCATCCTGTGGCCACATAACGCTGGTAAATTTTTGGGTAAACGTATAGAAATGGGAATAAGCACTCAAAGTGAACCTTCTTACGACAACCTAGTTTTACTAATCTATGCCAATCATCTACTAAATTTGATGTGGGAACAATTACACTATTAAACTCCCAACCCATTATTTCAGATACTTCTTTTGCCTTCTCATAATCGTAAGATACATCATCCTCTAAATGAAAACTATACGCAACAACTTTGTATCCAAGGTCATGAATCGCAGTTGCGACACATAAACTATCAACTCCACCAGATAAAAGTACAGCAACATCTTCTTGGGGGTGTATTTTTTCCAATATATGATTTTCTAATAGTTGTTTAATCATTTACTGTAACTTTATTTTTCTTTGGTTGCCATCTAGCTAAAACATCCCATGTCCAATGACCTTCTTTACCATATGCTTTAAATAAGTTTTCAATTATTGGAATCAAGTCTTTTTGTTTATCGGGCCACATATCTGCATACTTTTTAAAACTTGAACGTCCATGTAAAAATGGTGTGTGTAAAGTTCTTTTTAAATTAGCAGGGTCATCTAACCATCTAACAAAAAAATCCCAACCATTAAAACCATTAGCAGCATATACTGTAGATATAACTTTAATATCATGGTTATCTGATTTATCTTTTGGATTTTCAATTTCTTTAATATCAGCATCTGTATAAATTATTCTCTCCATGTTAGGTGGAAGTTCATTATCAGATATTTCCCCATTAAGACGGACTCTTAATTTTGGACGGATTTTATCCCAATCTGTTGAGGAAGAAGCACCCAACATACGAGCTCTCTTTCTAACTCTTTCATCTTTGTGAGATAAACCATACTTTAAACATAAATCAAGACAGCTTTCAATGATTTCCTCTTCATCAGTATTCATACGAGAGATTGGTTCATCTTTTGCATTATCCCAACGTAAAATATCTCTTAATGTTTCTGGAGAACACTTACTCCAATCTGACTTGGGAACAAAAATAACTTTTAATTCTTTTACATACCTTCTAACATTCTCTTTCATCATTGCTTCGATTGAATGTGTATTACCACCTCTTTGGTGTTGCCCTGGGCCATAAAAATCTTCTAAAAGAATAGTTGGTCTAATAGTCTTTATTGCTTTACCTTTAGTTGCTTCTATATCTTTTCCAATATTATTTACATGAGTTAAATTTATATCAAACATTCTAGGTTGAGCTCGGCGCAAATTGTATATGTGATTAATAGTATCTTTTCCAGTTTTATATACTTCATTTTGAATATTGTTTATGATTTTATCAAATATTTCTTCTTGAATACCTAAAGTTTTTAACTTAGTGCCACTAACATTACTTTCGTTAAAGAATGGAACATTGTTAACTGCGTCAATTTCTTTTAACACCTTTTCCTCCTCTACAAGAATAGATGAGTCTTGACCAACTTTTAAACAAATAATTCTCCAATCTTTTCCACTCATGGAGTCAAAAAAGGTTTGTGTTTCTGTTGAACTTGTATAATCTGATTCCATAAAAATTGCAACTGTAGATGTAGTTTGTGAACCAAAATATCTATCTTTACCATCCTCATTAGGTTCTTCAAATATTATTAAATAGAGTCTACCAGTAGTATTTGACTCTACATCTTTTCTTTCAACTATATCATTATGATACATACGATTATTCGTATGGGGTAAGT